GTCTTAATAGTTAATTTAGTTCCATTCACCAGTCCTTCACCATCACCTAAACTCTTTCTCGATGGATCTGTTGCTTTTCTTCCTGGCCATCCAAACATCTTCTTTTGTTCATCTTGACTCATTCCACTTCTCTGTAAAGTATTTCCCCCTTTAACATATTTCGTCCACATAACACCCCATAATCTTTTCTTTGATCTATAATCCATTAAATAACCCCAAATAACACCACCATCCCAATCCATTGTTACATAATCTCCTTCTCTTATACCATCTGGTTTTGGTGGGTCTTGACCATAACAAGCTTGAGATGCTGCCTTCTTAGCAGCATACTCTCTAATATTCAATATTTCTTTATTTGCTGCTAAAACATACCCTTTTACCGTATTCGCATAGTCACCCATATCTCCCTTTATCAATCTTTCTTTCTCACTTCCTGTTATCTTATCAGGATGTTTTTTGCCAGCACTATCACAACCTTGCTCCTTAAATGTTTTTGACAAACACATCTTTCTTGCTTCTCTTGTTTTATCATTATAAGGAAACAAATATTTTGGGTCACACGGATCTACTGTTGCCTCTTTATTAAAACATAATGGATAATTTTTAATAACAGATACTACATCTCTACTCTGTGTCTTCTCAAATAGTTTTTTGAATTGTGCTCCAACATCTTTATATCCTACTCCTTTCTGATTCACTAAATCATCAAATGGTTTATTATACGGTTTCGTTCCTGTACATCCTGAATTTTTCCAAAGTTTCACATAACAATCTCTTGAATGTTTTCCTACTTCATGGTAAGGTGTTATACAAGGATGCTCTTTAGCAAATTTAGCGCATTGTGGTCCCTTTAATAATCCGCCACTATAATTACAAGTATCACTTGAATACTTTGGAACCATCTTATTTCCTACTTTCTTCATTGCCATTATCTTTCCTGTTGTTGGACAATAACCACATTTCTGCTCAGACTCACCATACAAATCCGCACAACTAATAATACTACTACATAAGGCTTGTTCTTGTAATTTTTCACATCCAGCCTTAGTATTTGAATACTTTCCCGGCTCACAAACATCTGTTAATGGTGCATCACCTTTCTTATTGGATGTTGTGTAAGCTCCTGATGATTGACAATAACCACATTTACCATCTGTTAAATCTCCACACTTCATTGCCATAATACATTGTTTTTGAGAGTCTGACATATCTGTTCCTTTAGCTACTTCAAGGTGTGTTTTTTCTAATTTTCTTAAATTACCAGACAAATCTACTGTATCTGTCCCTTCCCAACCGGCTTTTGATAAACTTTTAAATTGGGTTAATTCTTTACTAATATCTAACATACCTTTTGGGTCATCTTCTCTGTGTCCAAAATGAGACCCTCTGTCCTTTATATAATCCCTTTCCATCTTTGCTTGTTCATCAAATGCTGGCATATCAGCCATTCCCTCTTTTATATTATCTATAACCTTCCTTCTTTCACTCACCGTTGAACCTCCGTATGTTCTATCTTCGGGATTTCTCTTCATATTAGGAAAAGGGGTACATCTATGAACTTTCCAACATTCATTGTATATCAAATATATTAATATTGCTATTGATATTAATCCTAAAACTAAGAGTTTCATGTATATATTATTTATGGACATAATTAATTATCTAATATTTAATTAATTATTTAAAAGATACTACAATTTCGACTGACTCCCTTTTTATACTTTTTGATGCTGATACTGAAAGCTCTTCTCGTGTCTTTCTGGTTTGTTTTCCTTTCTCTTTTCTATTCTTTGTTGTACTATTTCTCTTATTCATATCGTTATTTATCTCATTATAATGTTTTTCTATGTAATCTAATATTTTGTTTTCTAATACCCACCTGAAAAAATTCAATTGTCCTATAGTTGTTTGAATCATACTATCCTTATTATAAGGTATTGTTATTCTATCCCATCTGCAAAATGGGTCAAATCTTTTTTTTGAGTAAGCTTTTAATTTCAATTTATAATCAATATATACTTTAAATCTATATTCCTCCCCTTGTGAATTTTTTAACATATAAACTGTAAAAAACTTCTTACTATAGTTGGTCGCAAACCAATCTATTAGTCTTAATGATATTTGAGATTCTCCATTTATTATCTTCAATATCTTTTCTAAATTGTTATTTTTGTTATAATACGCCAATAAATTATCCAATAATAGTGTATTTTGTGTTTGTAATGTTTGTTGTGACATATAACATTTATTATCCTTGTCTTTTTATATTATTATTTCTTTATTGTTTTTTAAAATTGCTCATCTTCGGCCTTAAAAACTCATCTTGGATTCTTAAATCTTCTAAATAATCATTTCCCACCATATATGGATTTATCGATATACTCGCTGATGGATCTCTACTGGCTATTCTATCCGATACTATTGATTTACCATTCTCTGCCTTTTTTATCATTGATGTCTCTAATTCACCTTGTTCAAATGTTGCCTTATTTTCTATCTGTGATTTATACATTAAATTATGTGTTCCTCTCCAACTACTAACTTTATAACTCATACTCATATTTATATAATGTTTATAATAATTATATAAATATTTTACTTATTTATATGTTATATGAAAGAAAATGATAAAAAAAAGTTATATGTTATAACTTTTTTGTTAGATTCAGGTTTAATATATTTATGCACAAAGAAAAAGTTACCTCGAATAGATAAATTATGGTGTTATACTACACTTTTATTACACTCTTCCTTTTATTACGGTTTATATAAAAATAATAGACCTCTTTTAGATAAATTACATTATTGGGTTTTTATTCTTCCCATATTATCTACAATTACCAAGACAATATACACTAAAATTTTATCTTTATTTTTAATTCTCCTGATTCAATATTTATGGATTATTGAAGATAAATGTATCTTAAATGAAGAAGGACAATCTTTGGGGTTTGGGGGTATTACCAGCATAACAACAGTAACATTAAATACCATATTGTCTTTTCAAATTGGTAAATTAATATAATTATATATATATATATGGACCTCCTTAAAAATACTTATTTTACAAAACTTCATGTTTATTCATTAGCTTTTTTCACTGTTACATCATTATTGGCATATATCATACCTCTTGCTAAGATTATTACTAATCAAAATAAATTGTTCAAAGAATACTATTATGATAATTTTAATGAAAATCTACTTTTTGATTTTTTCTTGGTAGGTTTTTATTTTATTGTATTTCATTATCTAAAAAGTATAACAAATTTAAATGACCATCTATTAATGACTCTTATTTGTTGTTCTATAGCTACTATTGCTTTTGTTTTAATTGTTCACGTTTTCAAAAATAAAAAATCCTTCTTTTATCGTTGGTTTACACAGGCTGGTTTGTTAAGAGCTTCAACTTACGACATTATACTTGTTAATTCTATGTTATTTCTTTATAATCATATCCTTAATAAACTATAATAATATATTTAAAGGTTCAATTTATTATTATATAATGTATTTTGATTTTGTAGACGATATGTCTGTTGACTTATTGGACTTAAGTAATATACACATTACACTATATTACATATTAATTTTATCTTTGATACACTTTTTCTTTGTACTTAGTATTTTTTTATTATTTTCATCTGTTTAGAAAATTTAAATTTCTCATCATCTAATGTTCCTCTTTTTATATTGCATTCTAAACAACAAATTACGACATTATCTTTATTATGCCCCTGGTCATTATCTAATCTATCTAATGTCCATTGTTTCTTCTCTCTTACATTTTCATACATTAACTTACATTCACTTCTACAATAATTACATCTTAATTTTGAAATTACTAATTTCTCTAATGTATCATCATATTTTATGAAATAATTCTCATCATATATTTCATTTTTTAAATCCTGTGTTTTATAACTTGATAATTTTCTTTGTACTTCTTTTTCTACAAATTTTCTTCCATCATATTCTTCATTTAAATATAATCTATTTAACAATTCAATTTGTTTTTTCATATCCATATCTTTAAAATAAGATATATTTTCCCATTTTTTTGATTCTAATCTTTTTCTATTTTTCTTTGGTACAAAAGCATCTATATTTTTTTTCCCCGTTATTAATATTTTCTTTGTCATATATGTATATAAAGAAAACAACATAAACTCTTTTCGTTATTATATATATATGAATGAGAATGTTGAAATTAAAGAACCTATAGAACCTACAGAATCTATAAAAAAAGAGAAAAAAATCGATGAATGTCTTGAGTTAAAAAATATTAAATATCAAACTATGCTAATACATAACAATAATTCTCCAAATATTACTGGAAAAGTTAAAAATATTGACAATTTCCTTCAAATGGAAAAACAACATAATCAAAAACAACCATGGTGTAAATTAGGTGATGGAACAAAAATTAGAAAGATAAATGAATATATTAACGAATACTCTACTAAAAATAAATTAAGTGATGAAGATAAAAAACAATTAAAAAAATATCTAAAAAAATGCATGGAACGAAAAAAATTACAAAGAGTTAAAGATGTTCAATATAATGTTACTACTCAAAAAATTATATCCATACCTGGTCTAATTTATCATAAAGAAAAAAATAAATTCACATTAAAAAATACAGATAAAAAGGGTTCCACCCTTAAATCTTTAGCACCAAAAAGAAGAAAAAAGAAAAAGAAAAAGAAAGAAGACGCAAGTGACAAAACAAAAGATAAATCTGGAAAGGAATAAATATTATAAAATTGATATAAATATTAATACATTTATATCAATAATTAATATATGCGAATATGTGCGAACGAACTCCCCCAACTTGAAAATCTTGTAAATAAACTTACTGTTACAGAAAACACAGATTTTAAAGATACCAATGATTACTACGATCTTAAAGAAACAATATGGTCTTTCGTCGATGATTATGTTAGAGATAATATTGAAAATTATAAAGATAAACATTTCGACGAAATGGTTCGTGAGGATGTATATAATTCTATGTATACTTGTTATTTTGAAACATTCAATGAGTTAGAATTAAAAATAGATATTGATGAAATAATCGACGAAGTTGTTGAAACATATTTTATAGTTCACAATAACCCTCGTTCTTATAAAACATCTTTCATACATCACGAACCTGATTATGATAAGATTGATAAACTGCTCGAATATTATAAAACACAAGAACAACCAGACCAAAAAACTGACGAATGGTATAAATTTAGATATGAAGGACTAACAGCAAGCACTATTTATAAATCCATCGATTCTCAAGCCAATCAAAACAGTCTTATTTATGAAAAATGTCAACCTGTTAAAATACGTTCTAATAGTGTCAATATTAATTCCGCTTTTCACAATGGTCATAAGTATGAACCTTTATCTACCATGTTATATGAATCTTGGAATAATACTATTGTTGGTGAATTCGGTTGTATTAAACATAAAAAATATCCTTTCTTGAGAGCATCCCCCGATGGTATAAATATTGATAGAAATAGTCCTTTATATGGAAGAGCAGTAGAAATAAAAAATCCTGTTAGTAGAAAACTTACTGGAATACCTAAAAAGGAATATTGGGTTCAAATGCAATTGCAGATGGAAGTTTGGGACTTGGATGAATGTGATTTCTTTGAAACAGTTTTTCAAGAATACGAAACAGAAGAAGACTTCTACGCCGCCGGCGAATTATTCAACAAAACTAAAAAAAATAAATGCAAAGGAGTTATTGTAATGTTTAATGATGGCGAAAAACCTATTTATGAATACTGTCCTCTCGAATATACAAAAGACCAATTTGATAAATGGTATGATGAAATTATGGAAAAACATGAAAATCACTCTTGGATTAATAATATCTATTGGTATTTGCAAGATTATTCATTAGTTTTGTGTCCAAGAAATAAAAAATGGTTTCAACGCGTTTTCCCACAAATGGAATTATGTTGGAATACTATTCTTAAAGAAAGAATTTCTGGATTTGACCATCGTAAACCTAATAGAAATAGGAAAAAAAATGTAAAACCTTCTCCAAAGCAAATAATTAAAATACCTACTCAATCTTTTGACGAAATATCAGTTTGAGTTTTCGCTATAAACCAGCCTATCCTACCTTCTTGTATTGCTGGAATACACATTTCCGGCTTTTTTACTGGACTCTTTTCCATTCCATAAGGACACATATTCGGTTTAAAATCAGTCCCCCCACAAGGCGATTTAGATTGTCTATTATTTGTATATTGCTTATAAGATTGCACGTGTGATTTAGGAACTTTTTGTGCTTGTTCATCATAACTTATTATTTCTGGTGCTCTACGATTATATATGCTATCCAATAATAAAGAATTATGTGCTTCTGGAAAATGTCCTGAATCCGTAAATCCTTCTTTCATTATTTTTTTACTTTTTTTCTTCATATCCATATATCCAACAACTATCGTAACTATCCCTAAAATAAATCCTATAATTAATGCCCATTCTATGTATTGTATATTTTCTATCGATATCATTATGTATATATATAAATCATGAAATAATTAAATAATTATAACTATTTAAATATTTCCATTATAATAATATATTATGTCTCAATCTCAGGAAGAATGTGTACTTAAGAGAAATGGTTCCACCGAAATCGTTTCTTTTGATAAAATTTTGAAACGTATTAAAACGTTAGGTGATGAAGCTGGAGGATTATCCATTAATTATACTACTCTATGTCGAAAAATAATTGATCAATTATACAATAAAATTCCTACTCGTGAAATTGATGAACTTACCGCACAACAATGTGCTTCATTATCTACTACCAATGATGATTATGGTGTGTTAGCCAGTAGAGTTCTAATTTCTAATCATCAAAAAAATACTGATGAAGATTATTCTGTAGTTGTAAAAAATTTATATAATTATGTTGATATACACGGCAAACATCATCCGTTAATAAGCGAAGAATTAAAAGATATTGTTTTAAAACACATCGATGAAATTCAATCATGGTTTCGTTATGATAGAGATTATCTATTAGATTATTTTGGTTTCAAAACTCTTGAACGCGCTTATCTTATGAAAATAAATGGTGTAATCGTAGAAAGACCACAACATATGTGGATGCGTGTAGCTATTGGTATTCACGGTAATGACCTCCAAGCAGCTAAATTGACTTATGATTTAATGAGTCAAAAATATTTTACTCACGCAACACCAACACTTTTCAATGCTGGCACACCTCGTCCTCAAATGTCTTCCTGTTACTTATTGGCTATGGAAAACGACAGTATAAATGGAATATATAATACATTACACGATTGTGCTTCTATTAGTAAATGGGCTGGTGGAATAGGTCTTCATATACATAATATCAGAGCAGAAGGCAGTCATATTAGAGGAACTAATGGAACAAGTAATGGTATAGTTCCCATGTTGCAAGTATTCAATTATACCGCAAGATATGTTGACCAGGGAGGTGGTAAAAGAGCTGGTTCCTTCGCTATTTATCTCGAACCTTGGCACGGTGACATCGAAGCTTTCTTAGATATGAAAAAAAATCATGGGGACGAAGAATTAAGAGCTCGAGATTTATTTTATGCTCTATGGGTGCCTGATTTGTTTATGGAAAGAGTACGCGATGATAAAGAATGGACATTAATGTGTCCTGATAAATGCCCTGGTCTTAGTGATGCTGTTGGAAATGAATTTAAAACATTGTATGAAAAATATGAAAGTGAAAACAAAGGTATTAAAGTTGTTAAAGCCAGAAAAATATGGTTAAAAATTCTTGATAGTCAAATGGAAACTGGTGTACCATATTTACTATTCAAAGACCACGCTAACAATAAATCTAACCAAAAAAATCTTGGAACTATTAAAAGTAGCAATCTATGTTGTGAAATTATGGAATATAGTGATGATAAAGAAACTGCTGTATGTAATTTAGCATCTATCGCATTAGGTAGATTCGTTACATATGGTAATTTTAATAAACAACCAAGTATTAAGGTTTATACTAAAAATAATTGTAAATGGTGTAGAAGAGCAAAAAAATGGTTAAAAATTAGAAATATTGAATATAATGAAATACTTCTACAAGATGAACAACTCGAACAATTCAAAGCTGAACACGGCGTTCAAACAGTCCCTTTAATTTATATTAATGATTCAAAAGTTGGTGGATTTACTGACCTTAAAAAATCCTCAGCCTTTATACCGGTATTTGATTATGATATGCTACATCAAATTACTAAAGTAGTTACCGAAAATCTTAATAGAGTTATAGATAAAAACTTCTATCCCACCGATAAAACACATACAAGCAATATGAAACATCGTCCAATTGGTATTGGTGTTCAAGGCCTTGCTGATACTTTCGCTTTAATGAATGTTCCTTTCCATTCAGACGAAGCTAAAATTATCAATTCGCAAATATTTGAAACTATTTATCACGCCGCATTGGAAAAAAGTATGGAATTATCTAAAGAAAATGGATCTTATGAAAGTTTCGATGGCTCACCAGCAAGTAAAGGTATTCTACAATTTGACATGTGGGGAGTATATCCTACAAGATATCCATGGAATGTATTAAAAGAAAAAATTAAATTAAATGGCCTTAGAAATTCATTATTGGTAGCTCCTATGCCTACCGCTTCTACCAGTCAAATTTTAGGATTTAATGAATGCTTCGAACCTTTTACAAGTAACATTTATTTAAGAAGAACATTAGCTGGTGAATTCGTAATGGTTAACAAATATTTAATGAATGAACTTCAAGAAATTGACCTTTGGACAGATGAAGTAAAAAATCAAATTATCAAATACAATGGTTCTGTTCAGGAAATCGAAGCTATTCCAAAACATCTCAAAGAAAAATACAAAATTGTTTGGGAAATCCCTATGAAACATTTGATTGATATGAGTGCTGATAGAGGCGCGTTCATCTGCCAAAGTCAATCATTAAATTTATGGATGAAAGACCCCGATTATCAACGTTTAACAAGTATGCATTTCTATAGTTGGAAGAAAGGACTTAAAACTGGTATTTATTATTTGAGAACTAAGGCAAAAGCAGCACCACAACAATTCACAATCGAACCTGATAAAAAACCCGTTGAAGAAGAGGAAGAAGAGTGTTTGATGTGTGGATCTTAAATTTAATCTTGCGTTAAATCTATTATATTTAGAAATATCTTAAAAAAAAAATAAAATATTTCGTAATTATATAATGTTGAAGCAATGTGGTGGTGGTAAAGCTAAAATGGGCTCCAAGTCCAAACCTTACTCAAGCAAAGCTAAAGCTATGCGTAGTCGCAGACGTGTATGTTACTACAAAAAGAAAGGTAGAACCTTGAAACTTAAGAAAAAAGCAAAGAAAAGCAAAAAGAAGAGTCGTCGTCGTCGTCGTCGTTAATTTAGCAAAATTATATTTATAGTTATTATAAATATGATTTATTTAGTTCCTTCAGAACAATATGCTTATTACGTAAGACTCAGTGGTAGATTGGCTCTAAAATTATGGGGTTCATTTGAACATGAACCTATTAACGAATCCATTGATAGTTGATAACTTAATAATGCCACAACATTCGAAATGTTGTTGCTTTATTCAACTCAGCATTATCATCTATATTATAAGTTAATATATACCTTCTTTGTTTTATAGTGTTTCTCCACGGCTTCATTATTAAATTATATTTTTCTTGTTCTTTTTCATACATTGTAATATCGTAATGATTTTTTATATTATCTGAAATAGTAACCAAATATTTAGCAAAAAATCCTCTACCAGATATTAAATTCTCTGCTCCTAAAATAATTTTTATATCTTCTTTTAATGTATTTTTAGTATAAATAATATTATCATATAATTCCATCAATTTATCTATAACAGGATTTGCTTTATTTTCACTAACAATTATAATTCTCTTTTTGTTCGCTTTATTCAACATTTTTATGTAATAATCCAACGGCATAGGAATATACGCCGGATGAGGAAATCTACAAAACATGTCTCCACTTCTAATGTGGACTACAACTGTATCACTATTTAATTTAGGTATATCCTTCATAATAAATGCCTTTTTCAATAAATCTATCTTTATTTTATTATCTTTATTAAATACTCCCTTTGGAAAAGATGATTGAAATGATGGAGGGAAAAAATGTGTTGCATCCTTTATAATTTTATCATTTTCAAATTTATTGAAATATTCTTCTATAATTTTTAAATCAAAATAAACTCCGCCAAATTCATTTTTATCTTTTATAACAAAAGATACATTATGTTTATAAAACAAAGCTATATCTATTATATTCGATAATTGTGCTATATTATTGCCTAAACCACCAGACCATTTTTCAATAATTAACATATAAAAATAAAAAAGATTATATATTAATAATCATATGTTAAAAATTGCTCATAGAGGTAGTGTAAATGGTAAAGTTAAGGATTATAGGGGTAATACAACATACTATAAATTCCCTGATAACTCTATGCTATCTTACATAAATGCAATTGACGAAAAATTTGATATGATAGAATGTGATGTATCACTCACATCTGATAATGTTTTAATTATGTTTCATGATAGTCATGTTGGTTCTACCCCCGTTCATAAAATCTCATACCAAGAAATGAAAAATAAATTTAAACATTTAATTACATTTGATTATTTTTGTAAAAATGTTTACCCAAAAATTCCTATTTTATTAGATATTAAAGGTCAAAATGATACTGCTATTCATATTGTTGAATATTTTAAAAAAACTAAAATTGGCCTCTCTAATTTTTATATTAGTAGTTTTAACCGCAATCATCTCGTTACTATTCACAATTTTAATAAAAATATACCTTTAGGTGTTATTTACGATGGTGTTATGTTAGATATTGAAAAAACTTTCTTAATTGGTTTTTTAAAATTAGCTTTTGTTAGTATTGATTGGAGAGATTTAAATGAAAGAGAAATAAATTTCTATAAAAAACATAATATCTCTGTTTTTTCTTGGACTAATAAAAATCATATCACCAGACGAGCATATCCTGATAATATTGACGGTATTATAACTGATTATATGTTTTAATAGGTATAACGTTTTTGACATAACGCATTATAATAAGCTCTCAATCCGGAATCTTCTCTCAATACGTCCTTATCATACTTCATTTTATAAAAACAACGAAAACACACAAATATATCTACAAGTGAATTGTGTAAATTCGTTGGATTGTTTCTAAATAAATGATGATGTAATTCTTCCAATGTTGGCCATTTATATGTTACATTTCCATTTGGCCACACCTTCTTTATTTTACATATATTTGTACTATTCTTCATTGTACAATATTTCTCGCCACGATATTTATCCATATAATTATGTATTCCGTTTCTTGAAAATTCACATTTTATGATATTGTCATCAAATGCTATATTATGTGCTATTATCGCGTCACATTTAGATATACTGTTGCCAAACTCTCTCAATATATCTGTCATTGTATATTCTGAATTTTGAGATATTTCCTTAGTAATTCCATGTTTTTCTATTGACTTTTCGCTTATCTCTATATCCGGATCTATCCTTATAATCCTATCTTTGTCTTCTATAATACCTCCCTTTTCTGTATCATATACCAACCAACTAATCTGAACTATATGTGGCCATAAATCGTGTTTATACCAAGGTGCTCTCGAACCTTTAGGTAATCCTGTTGTTTCTGTATCAAATATGCAAAATCTCATGTTATTCTTAAATTAAATTAATTTAATATATTAATTCAATTTTAATAGTTTTTACATATCCCAAATGTCTTTCTATGCCATTCGCTTATACCATATCTTTTTATCCCTTGTATATGCTTCTTTGAACCATATCCTTTATTTGATGCTATTCCGTATCTCTCATCTAATTCAGGATTATTTTCACACAATTTATCTATATATCTATCTCTTTCTGTTTTTGCTAATATTGATGCTGCTGCTATCGAATAATACGAATCATCCCCACCTACAACACAGTTACAAGGTATCTCCTTTCCATATTGCGTATCATCATGATAAGGTGTAAAATAATTACCATCCACTAATAAAAATTCTGGTTTTATATCTAATCTCCTTATTGCTTTATGCATCGCCTCTTGTGTCGCATGTAATATATTTATTTCATCTATTCTCTCCGCCGTACTAAAAGCTACCGACCAATCCAACGCTACATCTTTAACATATTCCTCACAACTTGGTAATTTTTTTTTAGATATTCTTTTACTATCTTTTATCATATTTTCATCATAATTTAATTCTGGATGCAATACTACAGCAGCAGCATACACTCTTCCAAATAATGGTCCTCTACCCGCTTCATCAATTCCTGCTTCTATTAAACTTTTCAAGTAAAAAGGGCGTAACATTTATATTAATTAAATAAATTATCTTTAATTAATATTTATTTACAGTTATTATGTTGTTCTTCGCTCGTTCCACTACATACTCTCCTATGTATTGCTGCTCTATTACTCGCACTTACACCACCGATTCCTCCTATTAGTGCTCCTCTACGCGCAACATTCGTTTTATTACAAGCAACTTTTATAGCATTCGGTGCTTTTGGACAATACGCTTTCGCATTTTTCTTTCTTATTGGTCCATTAAAACCGTTTTTCACTCTACCATGAGTTAGGGCTGGCATTATATAATTTAACAAGAAATTTTATTCTTGATAATTAATATATAATGAAACTTAATAAAATGCATTTATTTGCCATCGTTATATTAGGATTACTAATTGGTAGCATGGGTTTAGTTGGTAGTTTAGGAATTCACGAACAATATCAAAATATTAACAAACCCTCAAAAAATCCAGATTTTGTTTGTAGAGAAATACCTAAAAAACAACCAAGAGATATTGAGTTAGGTCATTACGCAAGAACTAATGATATGACTGCTTGTCCTAAAGATGACCACGTTCACGCCGGTTTATTGCCTGACAGAACTAAAAAAATTCTTAGTCACGCACAAGATGACTCCAATAATGTTGGCGGAACCACTAATATGACTCAAGACCAACAATTACTCGCTGCTACCTTATATTCAGACCAAAAAAAGATGGACCCCATCACCGATGATGAATTAAAAGATTACATCGCTTCTGGTATGGTTGACGTTCAAGAAATGCTTCGACAAGGCAACAAAAAAGAATCTTTCGGTAATAAATCTCCTTCTGAAAGTGAAGTACAACAAGCTATTAGCCTTATGAGAAAACAATTATCTTCGGCTACTGATAATGAAAAAATTCAAATGAGAAAAGAAGCTCGTTTTATGATTAAATTAAAAGAATTGAGTGAAGACCAAGAACCAGCTAAAGCTGATGAATTACAACCATGGAACAAAAATAAATCTCAATGTAGTAGCTTTAAACCTAAATATGGTTGCCTCAACATTAAAACTGATGACTACAATCCTGTTAATAGCGAAAGATGTGGTTCCAATAGTTTAGAAGGACATAGAAATAGATATACACATCAAACTACCAGAAACATGATTCCTCAGGGAAGACAAGAAGACTACATATTAAAAACAAAAATCGTTCCTCCTGTATGTCCTAAATGCCCTGATTGTCCAGCACTCGAAGATGCTATTAAACTTTTACAAAAAAAACAAGAAAAAACTGATGATGATGGTGTAGAAGAAGAATTAAAAAACAATGAATTGGAAGATTCTCCTAATGATTTAGCAATTAAAAGAGAAAAGCAAAGAAGAACTCCTGAAGGACAAAAAAGTCAAGATCCAGCACAAAATGCACCTGGTATAAAAGAAGCTGCCGAAAGACACGAACCTAAAAAGAAAAAAGCCAAAAAAGGCGATACCAGACCTATTCCTTCTTCTGGAGGAAAAGGTGCGGGTTATCCCAATGAAGGTGCGTTCGCTGGCAATTCCTCTTTCCCAATTCCATTCTTAAATAGTTTTGCCGCATTTGGTCGTTAATTAATTATTATTTAAAATGATAAATAATAATTATCTTCTTCTACGTCTTTTCTTTGTACGTTTTCTTTTTTTTCTATTTTTTTTCTTTTTTCTTCTACGTCTTTTATTTTTACCGCCCATTGTATTCCTTCTTTGTATCTCAACAACTTTTTCTAACATAATAGAAGTCTCTGGAATACCATTTCTTCTGAGCCTTCCCCACACCATGTTTAATGTATTATTTTTATCATTTTCCGTAAATTGCATAGATGTCTCGCCTTCCTTGGTTACTACATATACTCCATCCGGCTTTTTTTTCGCAATTTTACATCCCCGTATTGTATATAATTGATATCTTTCACCAAGAGAACCACATTCCTTCTCGTAAGCAACTACATATACATTAAATTTTTTTGCTTCATCAGTCAAATCATTTTTTACATCTTTAAATAATTCTATAGTTTTATCTTTCATAATTGGTGGTAATTTCGAGAGTTTTGGATGGTCTTTTGCCATGTTTTTAAACTTACCTACAACACCCAATACAGTGGCCTCTTGAGGAGGTTCCGTTGGAGGCTCTTTGAACTTCCCCCCACATGCTGATTCATCTTTCATCTCGTCAATATCTCGTGCCGGTTTACCACCCATACCAAACATGTTTGCTTTCACACCTATATTATCTTTCCCATACCATATACAATCATTGCCGCTACCTCTTTTACTACGACGACTGCGTTTTCTTGTCTTTCTTTTTCCCATATATATTAACTAAATATTAATTAAATATTAATATATTTATCCAAGATTTCTTTTCTTAATACATTGTTCATCCATTTGAAACGTTTTCACTTTTTTGTCTTTTGGGACAATCTTTATAACGCATTTCGCTTTCTTTCCAAACAAAGGTTCAGTACATCCCTTTTCCTTCTTTCTTTTGCGCGTTTTTCTTCTTTTCTTCATAAGCATAATTTTTGTTTTTGGTGGATTCTTTGTACAACGCGATCTAAAATGTTCATATCTATCTCTTACTTGTTCATATGATAAACCTGATTTTTTATGAAGCATTTTATTCACTTCTTCATGTAAATCATACATCCAACGAGAAAAATTCTCTCTATTTTTTAAAGCTTTACTATTTAATGGAATAGATTTCAAATTTTTAGGAAAATTTTTTCTACAATGCCCACACGGTAAGACATTTCTCAAATTCATTATAAATTTTTTATAATCTTTCTTATGCTTTTTTGTAGGCTTAACTGGATAATTAAAACTCATCGTATGTAAAGTGTGCCATAGACTTGGACCCCATACTGTTGTTAACATTCCATCGCCACTCTCATAATCTGATTTAGAATAAGGTCCTTTTTTAAGTGTCTTATTATATTTTTTCTTTGTTTTTTTTATATTTTTTCTCGTTTTCATTAGATATATATATTTATTTTAGAAAAAAAGTTATACCAAATTTTTATCGTTTCTTATATAAGAAATTAATTTATTTGTGTGACCATAATTTTTACTTTTTAATTTAACATTATATTTATCAGCCCATAATTTTTTATAGAAATCCTTATCATTATTATATTGTTGAATATCTACGAAAGTAATTTTGCCTTTTTTATCAATATAATACATTATATCTTATATTGTTGTTTTCTTTAGATTCGTTTAAAATATATTCAATAAATGTTATTTAGATATATATGGGATTCTTAGAAGATAGACTTAAACAAGTTGGCGATGGAATCGGTAATGTTGGATCATCTTGGAATTTAAAATCAACTATTATGATCATCGTATTAACTGCCATTTTTATAGGTGTTGGTTATTACATTTATATAACATATATTCAACCTACAATGAAACCGACATATGTTGCTAATAACGAATTTCAAACAGATGAAACTGTTGCTGCTGCTGAAGCCGAATCTAAACAAGTAGGAAATAAACGCGCTGAATTTTATTTATTTTACACGGATTGGTGTCCTTATTCTAAAAAGGTTCTACCTATTTGGGATTCAATACAAGCCAGATTTAATGGTGAAGTAAATGATTCTGGATATGTTATTGATTATATTAAAATTAATGGTGAATCACAAGCAAGAGAATTGGAAAAGTTTCAAGAAAATTATTTGAAAGACGCTGCTAAAGATAAAATAGACGGTTATCCAAGTATATATATGGTTAAAGATGAACAAGTTGTTGAATTTGAAGCTCAACCTACTGAAGATACATTAACTGAGTTTATCAACACTATGTTTTAATTTTTCTGTTATATACTTATAAGCTATAACACTACCATGTTCTATTAATTCACGTCTTGATTCTTTACTATCCATTACTGATACAAACTCTCTAATATCAACCTCCTCCTTCTGTATATCAATTGTATTTTTAAAAGACAAATCATCCATTAATCTTCCTTTTGCTATCGTTTTTTTTATGAATATTGAAATAAACGGTAATAATGTTGCATTTTCTTCTAATTTCTCATTTAATGGTCTTATCTTACATAACTTTCTTATACATATCGTTTTATCTCCCTCACATTTCTCTAAACACTGATCTATTGGACAATCTACTTCTATCCCCCCATCTACGTAATACGAACCTTTATAATACAGTGGTTGAACTAAAAAAGGAAATGTTGCTGACATATGCACACCCTTTATCACCTCCAAATCAGGTGTATTAATATGATTAAAACATTCGTGTTTCCAATTATTGACATTTAAAGAATACATATGTAGTTCTATTCCTGTTTTTTCATACATTTCCATGAATGTTATTGTACTTTTTAATCCACACGACCTGAATGGTGCTATTAATGCATCTTCAAAACACGATGTATCTAAAAGTCCTTTTGTATTATTAAAATTTATCAATCCATCTGTAAACGCACCCTGTAAATATTTCCCCCACGGTTTATTTATAGCATAATTTACAAATTCATTCCAATCACACTTCGCTGCTATCATTGCTCCTATGACCGCACCAGCACTCGTCCCATATACCCTCTTTATATTATTCATCTTGATATAATTCGTTTTAAATAATTTATCTAATACCCCTATATAAGTAAATAAATCTTGAGCTCCTGAACCTATAACTATATTCTCTATCATTATATTAATATTTCGTTTTTTTTTATTTCTTTTTTTCTTTATTTAATTTACATGGATATTCACGCTGAAAAATTAAATTTAGATGAATTATATCGTGAAAAAAAAATGAGACAAGACAATAAACTTAAAATTTATAATCGTATTCTAAAAAGAGTTCACGACAAAATTAAATATGTTAGTCGTCAAAGAAACTCTTTATGTTTTTGTTCTTATGTCGTTCCTGAATTCCTACTTGGTGTCCCAAAATATGATTCATCCGCTTGTATCGCTTATGTTATTGAAAAACTTGTTGATAATGGATTAGCTGTTAAATATGTTCATCCAAATTTATTAATGATATCTTGGACTCACTATATCCCTCCACACGAAAGAAGAGAATACAAAAAACAAACCGGTATCACTATCGACGGGTTTGGTAATGTTAAACAAAAAAAAAGTGATTCTAATAATAATAATGACCCTAATTCTTTGCTCGCAAAAGATAAAAAAGTCAGTATTAAGAAAAAAGATACCAACTTTAAAGATATTAACACTTATCAGCCTCAAAATAACATCATATACAATAACGACCTTATGAAAAAAATTGAAAATTCCATTACTAAAACTGATTAATCCACTGCATTTTTTCACTTTCAAAACTACTTTTTATTTTCATCACCATTTATGATAATAAAAATGAAAAAAATCAAAATCGCAAAAAATGACTGCATAAATTTTTTTTTTCGACAAGTTGAAATTTTTATTATGAATTATGATAAGAAAATCGTAAAAAATCAAAATCGGGAAATTTGTTACCATTTTTAACGTTTTTCAGAGTTGCAAAACACTTGTTACCATAACATCGTAAGAAAATAAAAATCTTCAAAAAGTCATCCCTTAATCGAGTGGAAAACTTGAAATTAAATTTTTTGTGTCTTACCATAAACCATCTAAATGGGTCTTTTTTTAATGTCAGAAAATAGTGTTAGTGAAGAGACAAAGTTGCAAATTTTTTATTTCAAAACTCAAATTCTGACATTTTTTTTATGTCAGATTTGGAGATTCTGAATGAAAACCAAACCCCAAAATACCCTTCAACTAATAATTGAAACCAAGATGTAGAGAAATTTTGAAAAATCACAAAATAATTTTGTTACCATAGAAAAAAAACCAACTTAAAAATAAAATATATTTTTATATAAATGGAAAAAAAAGTCATCACAAAAGTCATCACAAATAGAAAAACATACAGACGTACAAAACAATATGTTTGTAAGTTTTGTGACTATCATACGCAGTTAAAAGGTGATTATACTAAACATTGTAAAACCAAAAAACACATGAAAAAAAAGTCATCACAAAAAGTCATCACAAATCCAGAAAAGTCATCACATTTAGAAAAAATGTCATCTCAAAAAAAAACGAACCAAAACGAACCAAAACGAACCAAAAACGAACCAAAAACGAACCAAAACGAACCAAGTGATAAATTATTACGGGAAGTAATAAAAGAACAACAACAACAAATAAAAACATTAATTGATGTTGTAAAAGAGATAAAATCAACTGGTTCAACAACAAATAATACGAATTGTAATAATACTATTATAAACAATCATATTACGGTAGATGTATATTTGGGAGACCATTGTAAGAATGCTTTGAATATAAAGGATTTTGTAGACCAAATACAAGTCCAATTGGAAGATTGTGTATATCCATCATCAAAATTAGTAAAAGACAACATAGTTTCAAATCTTTTTATTGATAATTTGAAAAAATTACCAGATGAAGAAAGACCAGTTCATTGTGCTGATGCGAGAAGAGGTAAATTTTTTGTTAAAGATAAGGACGAATGGACAGAAATGCAAAAAGAAGAAGAATATAATCCATTGGATCAACAAATAGGTAGATTAAAATATAAAGTATATGGTGCGGCGGCAGACGCCGAAGAGAAAGGTTTGATTAATGAAGATAAAGTACAGAAAATAAGAGATGCTTGTGAAATAAATAAAGATCCTACTAATATAAATAATAAGATTTTAAAGAATATAGCAAGCGATTGTAGTATTCATGATGCACGTAAGAAAAAGAGCTTAGAGAATATTGATTGAGGAAGTATAAAAATAATTAATTAGAATAATTAATTAATTATTTGTTTACTGACGCCATTAATCTATCCATATACCAACCGTAATTATCACCTAATTTAGTCTTCAATTCTTGTTCAAGTTCCATGGCTTTTTTCTCTCTCTCTTCTTGTATTTTCTTTTGTTCTTTTGCCCACTGAGCAGCATCGTCTTCGGTGTAAGGAGCAGGTTTTTCTTCTTCAGTAGGTTTTTCTTCAGTTTCGGCAAGAGGGTCGGGTTTTTCTTCGACAACAGGAACATCATTAACGGTAACATCTTCAGCTTTGGCGACGGGTGCTTCATATTTTTCTTCTTCTTTGGGTTTTTCTTCAGGCTTGTCTTCTGTAGTTTCTTCATTTTGTTCAGTTTCTTTTTCTTCTTCAGTTACAATTGGAACATCAGTAGCACCAACAGCATCAGGAGAAGGAGTAGCATCACTTTTTTGTGACATATCATTTTCAAGCATAGCATCGCGTTTTTTTTGAAATCTATCCATTCTATTTTCAGCATTGATAAGCATTCTTTTTTTAATAATAGCTTCTAACATATTAAGACCTTCTTGGAAGTCATTTTCACAATCAACATATAATTGAATGATAATATCTCTTGTTTTTGGGATAAGTTCATCAAGTTTTTCATATGTAAGTTCGGGGTCAATGGTTAATTCTTTAACATTGGTTTGAGGGTCAATCCAGTAAGCGAACATTTCATCTAATATAGCTACAAGTTTTTGTTCATTTTGTTTGTTTTTCATAGTCATATCAGATATATGTTTGGCATATTTTTGAAATAAATCAAAATCTTTATGATTTGGTGTAGCGTGATATGATTTTGACCATGGACTATCTTTTTCATTACATAAAGGTTGGTTATGGAAATCTTTTAATTTAATGTCTGAGAATTTTTTAATTTCAGGATTCATTTTATCGGTGGCAGCGAAAGTTTTATAAAATTTTTCAACATCAGCATCATATTGTTTTTGAGATTTATCGCTTTTTTTGTCAAAAATACCTTTTTTATAATTGTAAACATCAAAATATAAAGCTTCTAATTCAGGAATACCAATTTCATCGGTTAATGCTTTAGTGACGGCTTCATCGTTATGGTTTTCAGTTTCTTCGTTCTCTTTTTTAAGTTCTTCTTGTTCTTCATTTTGTATTTTTTGTAGTTCTTCCTTAACTTCAGTGGTTACCTTACTTTCTTCTTTATTATCACCATCATCTTGAACGGGTGGTTCATCGGCGGCTAAAGTGGGACTTTCTTCAACTTTTTCTTCTTCATCGTCACTATCATTGGTTTTAGCGGTTATAAGATGAGGAGTAGTAGGAGGAGGAGGAGGAGGGGAATCTTTAATACTTTCAGCTTTACTAACGATTGAGCTGGCTAAATCTTTACTTTTTTCAGTAACATTAGAAAGAACATCTTTAGTTTTTTCAGTTGTATTGGACATCATTTCCTTGGTAGAATTGATAGTATTATCCATAAAACTATTAGCTTTATTGGCTATATTTTCAAAAAATCCAGGGGATGAGTCTTCTCCACCACCAACCTGAATATTATCTTTTTTAATATTCATATCGCAATTTTTTGCTTTAATAAGTATATTTTGGTCAGTATTATGAATAG